TTAAAGACTATATTAATACAACTTTAGGTAGAAAATAATGGGTGATGTACTACTAGTGGAAGACCCGAAATGTCAATCCTCGGTCATCCTCGGACGATTAAATATGAGAAAATCGTTGATTTTACTCACTTTTTCTACGCTTGACAATTAAGACGACTTATGATAAGATTAAGACTATTATTAACAATTAACAAAGGAAAAATACACTATGTCATTTAAATACGATAAAGAGAACCTGTTTAAAGAGTTTGATGTTGCAAAACAAAAAGACATTAAACTATCAAAATTAGACACATTAGAAGATAAAGAGAATGATATTTACAAAAACAGAATACAATTCTTTAAAGAACATATTGAACTAAAGAAAACAAATCCATCATACTATTCAGATTTAGATATAAATTTTGAGAAGTTGTTAAATGTTTATTTAACACCTAGTCCTAGAGATACATTTTATAAATTTGTATTCGGGAAATCTTATGCTGAAAAAAGAGCAGAATCAGTAGCAACGAGTGTAAACGATTAATGAGTGATTTTTATACAGAATATTTAAAAAGTAATAACAAGAGAACAAAGTTAGAACAAAAATTAGATGAATATAACCATACTATGGAATTGATTAGAACAATCCTTCCAGTTGTAATAATAATATTACAGGTAATTATATTGGTAAAAATTATATGAAATTTAAATCATTTAAAAAGTTTAAAGATTCACTATTAGGTTTTAAATTACCTGATTTGACTTTAGACATTAATGGTCTTAAAAGAAATTCTATACCTACAAGTGATAGAATCCCAGGTGCGTGTGTAAAGAGAACTTTACCAAAAGTTACACTACCTGAAGGCAAAACAATCGGTCTTGCCTACAACAAAGGTAATTATCAAGTTGTGGATAAATCCGATTTTAAATCAATGGGAAGGAAAGTATGAAGAAAATACTATTTGTTTTATTTCTTGCTGCTTGTTTTACTTTTCAGTTTTACGCTGAATCGTTAGCAGATGAGAAGAAAACTATAACTCCACAGGAGTTTGCTACAACGATAAGTGAAGTACCTAGTAAATTAGGTAACTTTATTTCAAGTGAAGTAGATAAGACAAAGGCATATCAAACAAAAGTTTGGTCAGAAACTATGAAGACTTGGCCTTGGAACAAGATATTCACAAAAAAGGAAAGTGAATAATGTTTGGTGATTTTGTATGTACAAGTGCTAATGATGGCACAACATATTTTAGACCTGTAACTGCTAGAGCACAAACACTCTGGCAGGAACAAAACTTTAATAGATTTGTAATAGATAATAATGAGGACTTTTACATTGTTAAAAGTGTAGATAGTCAGAAAATTTGTGATGAGATTAGAAAAAATAATTTGGATTTCACTAGTTAGTTTATTGCTAACTAATTGTGCCAACATAAACAGATCCGAAGTCGGTGCTGCTTTAGGTACGGTAACCACAACAGGTGCTTGTATTGAAATGGGAGTAAGTGATCCTTATTTAATTGCTGGTTGTGCCGTAACTGGTGCGTTTGCTGGTGCTGAGATTATGTATAATAGTGATTATGATGTACACAATGCTGTATTCGTAGATCATTTAAACAATGGTCCTAGTACACAAAGTTATACAAACTGGTATAATCAAAAGACAGGTAATTCAGGAATAATTAAAGTGACCAGATCATACCTTGAAGGTCCTATTAAATGTAAAGATTATGACGCAACAATTGATATTGCTAATCAATGGCCGTTAATCGGTATAGGTGGTGTGAATAGAAAAGTTGTATTCGGTACTGCTTGTCAATTGCCAGATGGCAGATGGATAGAGAAACCAACAAAGGTAAAAAAATAATGAAAAAAATAATTTTAATTTTAACCCTATTGTTTATAACAACTATAATAGTAAATTATGCTTATGCTTGTGTAGATTGTGATTTAAACAAGAAGGCATTTGAAAAAGATATAAAAGTTGTTTCAGTAGAAGGTGATATTGATACAATTAATTATGATAAGGTCACCGAGATATTAGAGAAATTAGAGAAGGCAGATAATTCTGTATATTATGATAAGATTACAACAATAGAACCTAAAAAAGTTGATGGACAATATTGCTATGTCAAAGTTGTTATTAAACAAAAAGGTGATACTATTGTTAAAGAAGAAATTTTGGAGTGTGCCGATGGTAGGAAAAAGTTTGATGGTCCAAGTTATTGGGAACTATTTGCTCAATTCTACTACCGAGATATTAATACTCCAGAATATTGCCGTTATTATAGACGGCAAAACCACGCTTTTAAGTCGTTCGGAAAAGTGTGTATGAACAAGGACGGTGAATGGGAGGTAAATTAATGATTAAAAATTTAATCATAATCGGACTCTTTGCTATCGTATTTACTCAAACGGACATTGGTATTAATGATGTTTTCAACTATGTTGAACTGGCGCTTGACAAAATACAACAGATGGTATATACTATGAAAAGGAGTGTGTAAAATAAGATGATGAAGAAGATGAAGATATTATCAGTTTTAGTTATGTCAGTATTGCTGACTAATTGTGCTGGTAATTATAAGATCAAGTCAGAAAAAGGTAATGTTGTTGACAAAGTACCAAAGTGGTATATGGCAGACATTAACGAATCAAAGGCGTGTGATAAGAAAATCTTTGGTAAAGACAAAGATAAAGTTTGTATCTACGGTGTAGGTACTGCTGTGTCACCAGATTTAAACCTTGCAATAGAAAAGGCAAAAATGCTTGCAAAAGCGGAACTTGCTGACATTATTAAAGGTGAAATGAACAAGAAATCTAGTCAGTTTATAACTGAATTAGGTAAGACAGAAACTAAAACTATTGTTAGTGAAGTTGAGTCGGTTCTTGTAAACATTATTAAGGATACTAAAGTTAGAGGATATGAAATCTTTGAACAAGATGTAACCTTAACAAAGAATGGTTATTATCGTGCCTGGATCGGGTTAAGACTTCCAATGGGTGAGTTTAACAAAATGTATAACTACACTATTGAAGAAGCGGTTGACGCCTATAATTTAAAAGAAAAGGCGAATATCGCCTACGATAACCTAGTAGGTAATGACAATGACAATAATAATATACAGCAAAACTAATTGCGTCTATTGTACCAAGGCGAAAGGTTTATTAGATAAACTTCGCCTTGACTACACAGAAAAAAAACTAGAAGAATTTGATTCTGTTGATAAGATGTTAGAAGACATTGGTAAACAGGTAAGACAAATGCCACAAATAAAGATCAATGGAGATTTGATTGGTGGATATAATCAACTTGTAGAATACTTTGAAAAACAAGGGAAAGTAAACTTCAAAGGTGAACTTACAAACAAGTAATATGGCAGACGATAAGGATCCGAATAAAAACATTATTCAATTTCCTACTAATAGGATTGTTTCCAAAAGAAGTAGAGAACTTGACGCTCAAAGAAAAAAAATGGGTGAGAAAGTTGCTAAAGAAATACAGAAACAACAAACCAAAAAGTTTGTTGAAACTGCTGTTGATAATATTAGTATGAATCTATTAAAAAGTTTTGTTGATTTAGCAATGAAAACAAATAATCCAAATTTTACAAAAGACTTAGCATTATTAGTAGATGTAATGCGTGGTATGATTTATAGAGATTTTGAAATGCCACACCCTGCTCAGAAACTAGCAGATAAGATGGTTAAACTAAAAACAAATAATGCAGGTACAATATCAGCAAAATTAGATTATGCTCAAGTATTAGAAAAAGAAAAACCTGCTACAACAAAACCTATTTCGGGTGATGTTAAAAAAGAATTAAAGGATCTAAATGATACATTAGGATTTTTTGAACCTGATGGAGATTTAGATAAGTAAAAGAATTGCTCAAGCAATCGCCGTGTCTGGTTGTAAAATTGACGGAAAGAGAGGAGTTAGACAATAATGTTTAATTTTTTTAATAATAATAGAGAAGGAGATAATGATATGTTATCTAAAACGCAAAAGATTAAGAATCTTTTTAACAAAGGTGCTACGGTTACTTGGAAACAATTAAGAACCGTTTACGACCTTAAATCACCAGCTGCAATGGTTGGTAAATTAAGAAACCAAGGTTTAATGATTTATGAAAATAGATCAAAGAAAACTGGAGTATCTTATAGAGTTGGTACACCATCAACAGCAATTTTAGTTGCTGGTATGAACAAAGTGTTCGGCAAACAAGTTGGTTACTCAGCATAATTAAAATAAGTATTGGGCGCTTAGGCGCCCATACACAACAAGAGAAATTTATGGCAACAAAAACAAAATTAAAATCAGAAATTGAATCACTTAAAAATACAATCAAGTGGTTTAAAAAACAAATTGAACCAAACGATTGTGGTTGGATGTATACCACAATAGACGGTATCAAACATAGAATTAGAGTTTTAAATAAACAATTAAAAGCACATACAACAGGCAAACTATATAAAGAAAAACATTGGAGTGAATATCTGTAATGGATTCTAATCACGGACTAGCATTGTTTTTTATTGGTATGACTTTAACGGTTGTAGGATTTACAATCGCTTATTCAATTGCAAATTACTATTATAAAAAAGAGAATGATAAAAAAAGACCATTAACAAGTGTAGAACAATCACTAAAAGAAATAAATGAAAAATAAAATACAAAAAATTAAGAAATCAGAATACCAAGACTACGCTGATTGTATTAGAAGTGACCAAATATCAGCGGCAGGTGTAGTAGATTTATTTAAAGACAAAGCATTTTATAAATGGTATAAAAAGAAATACTTATGATATTAGTAGACCTTAATCAAGTGTTAATATCAAACCTGATGGCACAGGTAAGAGGTAAAGCAGATGTCAAACCTAATAAAGAAATGATAAGGTTTATGGTACTGAACTCATTAAGAGGTATCAATGTCAAATTTAAACAAGAGTATGGTGATATGGTACTTTGTTCAGACGCAGGTGACCCTTGGCGTAGAGAGTTTTTTCCTAATTACAAACATAGTAGAAAAGCTGCTAGACAAGATGGTCCATTTGATTGGGATAACATCTTTAATATAATTACAGAAATTAAAAAAGAAGTACAAGAGAATTTTCCATACAAATTAATGTATGTTGAGAATAGTGAGGCAGATGATATTATTGCTTCAATTATAAAACTACAAGAAGAAACTATTTACCTTGTAGTGTCAGGTGATAAGGACTTCATACAACTACATCATTATGGTAATGTGTATCAATGGTCGCCTTTACTAAAAGGTTTCATAGGTGAACAAGAGGATCCTATTAAATTTTTAAAAGAACAAATAATTAAAGGTGATAGATCAGATGGAGTACCTAATATATTAAGTGATGATGAAATATTTATAAGAGGTGAAAGACAGAAACCTATAAGAGCAAAACAATTAGAAGAATGGTCTAATATAGATAACATACCATTAGGATCAGAAACAAAGAAACACTACAATAGGAACAAGAAACTTATTGACTTGTCCCAAATACCAAAAACGATAGAAACTAACATTATAAATACATATAAGAACTATAAAGTAAAAGACAGGTCGCTCCTGTTACCTTACTTCATAGGTAAAAAACTGAAGACATTGATAGATAAGATTAATGACTTTTAAATTGGAGATATTATGGCTATAACAAACGCACAAATACAATCAGGTATTGGTAATGAGGGCACAGGTGCTCCTACCGTACACGAGATTTTTACAAAAATCAATAACGCAAAAGACAAACCACAAAAGATTGCTATATTAAAGCAATTTGATAATCAGGCAATGAGGCAGTTATTAAAAGCTGCTTTTGATCCTAATATCAAGTTTGATCTACCAGAAGGAAATCCGCCTTACATTAAAAACGAGGCACCTGCTGGAACAGAACATACAAGTCTTGCTGCTGAAGCAAGAAAATTATATCACTTTATCGTAGGTGGTAATAATACAATAAACAAGTTGAAAAAAGAAACTATGTTTATTCAGATGTTAGAAGGACTACAAGAACAAGACGCTGAAGTCCTAATGGCAATCAAAAATAAAAACCTTAATAATGTTTACAAAGGTTTAACAGCAAATCTAGTTAAAGAAACCTTTAATTGGACAGACGATTTTACTAGAATCAATAAGTAAAACAACACATTTTATAGGGGTGTTCACGCTTTGTTCTCATAGCACACCCCTAAAAACTCAATAAAATCAACACTTTTTATCGCTTGACTTTGGTTTATAAGTCTGATACTATAAATATATGAGAAAACAATTATTATATGTATTTTTAGCATTTGTATATATCTGGTCGTGGAGTATATTTAATGTTTTAAATGCAAACGAGAGAGTACAAAACACGACAGGTCATATTATCGTAGAGACCGTTAAGGGAACTGATATAGACCAAATGAAAGTATTAGAAGGCGAACTACAAAACTTAGCACATAAGTTTGCTTTAGAGATCATACCTATTATAGAG